AATAACTGGCTGCGTTCTGGCATACGAGGGTCAAAGCTAACAAAGTCGCACCATTGTCTATCGGTACAGGCCATTTGAGCTTGCATTTGGATATAGTATTTATTGGGCGGCTCATTAGCCTTAATGTATGACCAATGAGTAGCGCTATTAGGGCATTTAATTTCTACAAGCCCACATTCCCCTACTAAGCCATCGGGACTAGCTCCAAAGCCCTCTATAGTCGGGTGTAAGACAAAAGCAACTTGGTCTACAAAGTTTTCACTAGCAATTTCATATGCAACCCGAGCTTGGGCTTCGTTATCTACTCCCCATTGCATTGCATCATTTGTATAAGACTCCTCAACAACGCCAGTTACACGCTGAATAGCAAGCTGGACTAGGTAGTTTCCCCTAGAAGCTGAAACGCCTGATTTAGTCTTAGCCATAATGTCAGCAACCCGACTAGCTGTTACTTTGCCTAGTCTAAGCTGATGCCATTCGTCAGTTCCCTGTTCAACAGCTTTTATGCCTGTAATTTGCTCAACTACTTTGTCGGCTAATTTATTCATTTTCTAGCTTTCATCATTTCATCAGCAAGCTCATAAGCTGTTTCAGCCATTAAAGTTTGATTTTGAGAAAGCCCTCTTTTTTCATCTTCATCATTTAAGCCAAATGTATAGTAATCATGCAACCAAAATTGGTACATTAAAGCCATAGCTTTAGCTGCAAAGTAATCGCGCAAATCCATGCCTAAATCATCAGGATGAACAGTATTTGGTCTTGGAAATGCTTTCATGATAATTCTGCCTTTCTAGCATCTTTAGCTTTAGCTAATAGCTCAACTGCGGATTTATCTTTGCTAAGGGCTTTATAAGCGTTACCATACGATTCTTTAAGTTCATCCATGGATTTACTAGCGTTTATTTTATTGAGCCACTCAGTCGCATCTAAGACGACTGCTTCTTCTTCAGGAATGTCTTCTCCAGCATAGATATATAAACCAAGGCCATGTAAAGCTATGGCTTTAGCCAAGCAGCGCTGCATAGCTGTATTAACTGCCATTGAGTCAGGGTTGGAAATAGCCTTGTTCATATTATTCATAACTGGCAACTGGGCTGTCATGGTTTTACCAAAAGCTGTTACTGAGCAAAAGACCATTAAAGTTTCAGCAAAATAAACAGGGTCTTTGTATTCCCAAGTTGCAGTTGGGTCAAGCTGGAGAAGTTGGTCAACTGCCCAAGCCCAAGAAAGATAGGTAAATTTGCCTTTTCTTTCTGTATGTTCGTTGACATTAATAGTGCGTAGGTCGTTAAAAGTTTTCATCAATTAGTCCTCGTTAATTTCTGTTTCAGCAATTTCTTTAGCAATACTTTCCATATATGCAAAAGATATAGACATGATTTTGCGACCAATAATTTCAAAGTTGCCTGTATCAAGGGCAATTTGTAATGATTCGGCATCATTGGCACTCATTTCGGATAATGCTTCTTGAACTCGACCAGCATCTGTGTGGTCAAACTTAGCGCCAGGTTTCATTAACTGCCAAGTGCGCTCCTCTATTTCATCGGAACGATTGTCATAGTCAGTTGGCTCGTAGTAAGCATCGGCTCTGTTCATGATTAAACTCCCATGGCGAACATAGCGCCAAAAAGGATGCCCATTACGATTACTGCTGCCCATTCGATAATTTGATTCATCACTTATTCCTTAAACTTTAAAGTCATCAGATTGAAAAGATTTAAACAAATCTACCATTCTTAAAACATCATTAAATGGCATATTTTTTCCTGTAGCTTCTTTAACTATGTCGCGAATGTCTTCTACTTGAGATTGAGTAATTTCGTAGCGGTTAGGTGTAGTCCAAACATAGTCTGCGTAACCTTCTTTATTGATTCCTAATTTCATTTTATTTCCCTTCATCACTTAAAAATTAATATTTAGAACGAGTTGGGTTTGTATTCCAAATTGCTTTTTCTGCGGCAATCCAACTTGTATTGTTTTTTACAACTCTTTTACCAGTTTTTGAATGTAAATGCATTTCTTCTGCGCCATCATTAAATTCAACCAAAGTGGCAACATGGCCTGTGTTCATTGTTAAATAAACTTCTTTGTATTCTGGTTTTACAACTGTTTCAAAATTAATAACTTTCATTTTTATTTCCCTTCAGCACTTGTTAATAAAATTTACTGCTTAGGTGTAACTATACACGAAAAGTAAGGAAAAGTGTAATATTTATATTAGGACTTACCCTAATACAAATAATTGTTGCTTTTTACCAAATTATGCTAATATTACTACAAATTAGGAGGTTTAAATGAATCAATTTAAGGAATTACAGATGGAATTTGGCTCTTTAGCCAGTATTGCATCTAAATTGGGCGTAAGAGAGTCAGCCATTTACCAATGGGTAGCCAGGGAAAGGATACCTTTAAAGCATATTAAAACCCTAATTAGCCTATCTGAGGGTCGGCTAACCAAGCAAATATTGCGGCCTGACCTATTTCAGAAAGGCTGAAATGCACTATTTTAATTTCAATATAGGTGATTATGCTTCTCATACAAGGCATTTAAGTTTATTGGAAGATTTGGCTTATAGGCGACTCATAGATACTTATTATTTATCTGAAAAGCCTTTTTATGGTTCACCAGCAGAGATAGCAAAAGACATAGGAATGATTTCTCAAATTGAAGAAGTTTTTTATATTTTGTCTAAATTTTTTGAACAAAATGATGATGGTTCTTGGTTTAATAAGCGTTGTGATGAAGAAATAGCAAAATATCATGGTAAGCAGGAGCAAGCAATAAAGGCTGGTAAAGCATCTGCTGAGGCTCGGTTTAGCAAGCGTTCAACGACCGTTCAACTAACCAATAACCAAGAACCAATAACCAAGAACCATAAACCAATAAAAAGCATTACGCCTATCGGCTTTGATTTATTTTGGAATTCATACAACAAAAAAGTTGGCAAACCAAATTCTTTAAAAGCCTGGGCAAAAATTAATCCTAATGAAGAATTGCTGAAATTGATTATTTCAAAAGCGCTTGCAGATGCAAAGGCTAAACCTGACAGCAAATTTAGAAAAGACCCTGAACGCTGGCTAAAAGGTCAACATTGGCTAGATGAGGTTGTTATTGCTCAAGCGCCTGAAAACAAAGAATTGCCATTAGGAACTGATGCCCAGATTGAGGCAGCCTACAGGGCTGAGTGCGGTGACCCTGCTAAATCAAGATTCAACTCTTATTTTGAAATGCGTAACTTTATCGTAGCAAATCGAGAAAAAAGGAGAGCAGCTTGATTTACTACATCTATGACGAGCTTGGCTTAATTCGCCAGGTTAAAAGCAAAACAGAAGCCGAGTATTTGGTGAAGTTGCGACCTGAATGGAAGATTGTGGCTAAAAAAATTAAAAAGCCTGTTTTTAAATTTGAGGAAGCTCCATTTTGAAAGTTTTGCCAATTAAATCAGAAGAAGCTGTACCTTGGATTATGCAAAAACATTATGCCAAGCGTTTGCCAAGCATAAGTTATGCCTTTGGTTTATATGAAGATAATAAATTGGTTGGTGTTATTACTTATGGAATACCAGCTTCAAACAGTCTTTGTGAAGGAGTTTGTGGCAAAGAATATAAAGAATTTGTAATTGAGTTAAATAGACTTTGTTTATTAGACAACTCAAAAAATCAATCAAGTTTTTTAGTGGCTAATTCATTAAAAATGTTACCAAAACCAAAAATTATTGTTTCTTACGCTGATACAGCACAAGGCCATATAGGTTATGTATATCAAGCTACTAACTTTTTATTTACTGGCACAACCAAAGAACGCACAGATATGAGTGCTGGAAATGGAAAACATAGTAGACACGCTACAGACCCTACAATTCGTCAATTTAGAAGCGCAAAACATCGTTATATATATTTTCATGGCACAAAAACTGACAAAAAATTACTTCAAAGAAAATTAAATTATGAAATATTGCCTTATCCAAAAGGCAATTCACAAAAATATGATTCAGGTTCGTCTGTTAAAACCCAAGGAATTTTATTTTGATTCGTTTGGCTACCGTTTTGGATGTTCCTTACATTATTTCTTTGTCTAAAAAAGAAAATTTTTGCCTTGGTTTTATACCAAAAATGGCTTACGAAGCCGCAATTACTGGCATAAAAACAGGTAAACGCTGGAGCAATACTTGTAACGACAGACTTTTTGTGTGTGTGGAAAACAATGATTTGGTTGGGTTTGCTTTATTTTCTTATGGAAATCCAGCCAAATGCAATCAAATTTGCATACAGGAAGATGCCAGGCTAATTGAAAGAGGACAAGCATTGCTTTCATCGGCAATTTCACATGGAAATTTGCGCGGTATAGAAGATTTTGCTTGTGGATGTGCTGATGACCTTCCTAGTAATGTTTTTTGGTCAAAAATGGGTTGGGTAAAAGTTGGTGAAAGAATGGGAATAAGCCATAAAAATACTTGGGTTCAAACAAGTAAACGAGTTGTAAATATTTATAGATTTCAAACAAACAGTCTTTTTACAAATGATTTTGGAATGATTTTGCCAAAAGAAAATGTAACGATTGCTTTATGAATGAGGAAAAGTTTAAATACCAATGCGCTGTACGGCAACTGCTTTTGTACCGTAAGCAAATGGGTTTAAGGGAATTTAGGGAATACATGAACAAATATAGGGAAAAACTGCCATGGCAGCTTATTCGAGATTTTGAGGACCAATGGACTAAAGGCAATCGTGGTGAAAAAGGAGAGTGGAAATGAACTTAGAGCAACTTAACGAAAACAGGGTAGAGCAAGCCTTAACTAAGCTATCTAATTCTGACAATGACCATGCGGCATGGGGAGGGCAAGTTAAATACCTTGAGGAAGGCTTAAAACAGGCCAAGGCGCACTCTTTTTTGTTGGCTGAGGGGACAGTAGCCGAGAGGGAAGCAAAAGCCGTAGCGAGCCTTAAATACGCTGATGCCGTTTTAGCTTGGACAGAAGCTTTAAAACATTTTAAAAAGATAGATAATGAACGCAATCATGAAATACGGATTATCGATATTTGGAGAACTTTATCCAGTAACCGTAGACAAGGCCAAATATGATTGAAACACTAGTCAAACCACCAGAAACTTTAGATAACGATGTCGCTGTCATAAAAATTTTGCAATTAATGGGTCAATTAAGTCCTAACGATATTGCTTATGTTTTACGAGTGTCTTTGCAAGTTTATAAAACAATTAAAGAAATTGAGTAAAAAATGAGTGATGAAAAGTTAAAAAAGCAATTGGAGTGGGCTGAAAGCATAGATGCCCTTATTCAAGAATGTGCCGAAATAAAGGCTATACAAATGACCAGGGAGTTAATTGAAGAAAATGACCTTCTTAGACAGCTTTATATTGAAATATCTAAAATTAAGGAGAAATAAAGTGAAAGA